CTACTTTTCAATTATATTATACAGTTTAGCCATAAATGAGTTTTTGTGTATCAGGTTATTGTTGAATACAAAACGTTCATGTCCTTTGTCAAAACAACCCCAAAGTGTACCAGTAATATAGTCTATACCTTCACGAATCAGCCTGTCATTATTGCATCGTTTGAGTGTATCTATATCATCACATCCAATGTAATCAGGTCTATGTTCACCATTTCTCAAACCTCGTGGATCCTGTCCAAAACCTAAAGCTGTAAATTGCACACCGCCTCTGGTTGTAAAGTTTCCTTTTGACCAATCACCGTGCTGAAATTGCTCACCATAATCATTAATGATCCTGTCATTGGTTTTTAAGCTAACTTGAATGTCAGCCAGTAGAGCTTTTGCTTTTTCTTCTGTTTCTCCGATAAGCAACATATACCAAATCTCCTTTTTGACCAGTGCCAAAAACAGAGGTATACCGAGCATAGTGTGTACAGATTTAGCAGATCCACGAAAGGCATCATTTAATAATTTGATGATGCTATTCTTAATAATCAGATCTGCTATTCGTTTATGAAATGGAGCACTCTCACAAGTTGCATAAGTAGGAAAATAATAAGCAAACCAGTTTAGATAATTAGCCTCCAACCTTTGTATACGTTTGAATTTCTCTTCTTGAGTTTCGTGTATATCAATGGTTGCAGCCTTTTGTATCCTTTTGGCATGCTCATCATAAGCCCTCTGTATCTTGTCGTAATTAGTTGCCATTCTCTTGCTCTATTTTGTGCATCAGGAACAATCGGTGATATTGTGTGTTTTCAGCAGCTAGTTTCGGATTCTTTTTACTAATGAAAAAATCAAGTTCCATCAATACATCACTACATACGGCTGGATTGGCTTTCTTACTGATATAGTCATAGGCTTTCATAATCTTACTAAGAGCATCAGCATCTACTTCTTTGATAGGATTACCTTCAGCATCTTTTCGTTCCTCACCCTTCATTACACGCATTGCAGCCTGTAGTAGTATTTTCTTTAGCTCAGAAGGTGCTGTAGTAAATAGATCCTTTGTCTCATCCCAGTTGTATTTATCACGCCAATCATAGATCGTTTTGATGTTACGTTCCAATTCATCAGCAATGGCTTGAGGCGAAATATTCTTTTCTGTATATAAATATTCAGCATAGCTTATTTCGCTCTGAGTAGCATTTCCTTTTGATGTCTTTTTAGCCATTTGTTGAACTTTTTACAAGCAAATTACCTGCAATAGGAGGTCTAAAACAAACACACCTTAAAGTCATTTTAAGGTTTCATAAAATGGCTTTATGATTCTATAAAATGGCTTTGAGAGTGATTTTGAGAGACTAAATAAGCACTATACTTTAGCGACATCGAATGAGTAAAAACATCAAATAATGATTATAAAAGAGCTCAATAAAAAACAAGCTGAAGTAAAGCTCTATGGTAACATAGGAAGTTGGTTTGCTGATGGTAACAGTTTCACGGCTCTATTAGAGGACTGCGAGGCTAGAGGCTATAAGGATCTGACTATACGCATGCATTGTTACGGCGGTTCTGTTTTTGAGGGTAATGTGATGTATAATGCTATGCAACGCTCAAAACTCAATATTACAATCATTATTGATGGTGTGGCTGCTTCTATGGGATTATATGTATTGCCAGCTATAGCTGAAGTGCATATAGTAGAAAATGGTTTTGGTATGGCACATCGTCCAGCAGCTGTTGAAGGTGGTGATGCTGATGCACACCTGGCATGTGCTAAACTTCTCCAGGATATGGAGAATAATTTTTTGAAAACACTTACAGAACGCACAAACTTAACTGCTGAAGATATCAAAGCGAAATGGTTTGATGGAAAGGATCACTGGCTCAATGCTGATGAGATGATTAAGTATGGATTTGCCAAAAAGAAGATCCCAGCCACTGCAAAAAGTATTCAGGTGCTGGATAGTGAAATTACACAAGAGTTGACAGCAGAAAGCATGTACAATCGTTTTGCTGCTTGTCTAGATATAAATTCAGATAATAATAAAAACGAAATTCAAATGAAACAATTATTAATCAATGCACTAGGTCTAGTAGGTGTAACAGCTGAAAGTACAGATGCTGAAATTGTAGCTGCTGCAAAAAAACAAAAAGAAGATCAAGCAACTGCACTAACTAATCTACAAGCTGAAGCTACTGCAAAAGCTACTGCAACTATCAAAACTATGCTTGATACTGCAAAAGTACCTGAAGGTGCATTGCGTACAAGCTACGAAGCTGTAGGTCTTGCACAAGGTGTGGATACACTTGCTACTATTCTTGGAGCAAAGTCAGGAGTTGTGACTCCTATGGCTAGCTACATCGTGCCTGAAGTGAAAACAACACTGGATGGTGGTGCAGTGGTAACACATGGAGCTGGAGCATCTGCTGTAAAACAAGATTGGAACTGGTATCAAGCAAACGATCCTGAAGCATTGGCAAAACTACCAGCTGAACAATTCAATGCTTTGTACAAAGCTGAATATGGAGTAGATCCAGCATAATAAAACGAATTACTAACAAATAAAATAAGAAAATATGCCTACTGTTTATAGAGAAGTCTGGACTGGTGAAGTGGTAAAAGGCTTTCAAGCTGGACTGAAAGATACATTTTTGGATGGTGTAAGAGATTACAGCCAGTATGTAACAGGAGATGATGAAGCACAAGTGATTCATGCATCTTACTTTGGAGTTGAACCTGATGTGTTAATTAATAACACAACCTATCCTATTGATGTGCAAGAGTTACATGGTAAAGATATCCCTATTTCGTTGGATAAGTACCAAACCAAAGCAACGCCTGTAACAGATGATGAGTTATATGCTTTGGCATTCAAAAAAATGGAAGCTGTAAAGCAAGCCCATTCTGATGTTTTGGTAAAGAGTCGTCTAAAAATGGCAATCCATGCATTTGCTCCCAATACCAATACTGTTGAACATCCTGTATTGAAAACTACAGGTGAAACTGTTGGTAATCGCAAACGTATGAGATGGGCTGATATTATTGCATTGCGATCTGCGTATGCTAAAGCTGGAATTGAAATAGAAGGCATACGTTTGGTTTTATGCCCTGATCATGTTAATGATTTGCTGATAGAAGAGACTTCAATGTTAGCTAAATCATACGCTAATTTTCAAGGAGGTGTCATTACTAATCAATTAGGATTGGAGTTTAGAGAATACTTTGCGAATCCATACTTCAATGTCGCAACTGGAGCAAAAGTTTCTTTTGGTGCTATCGTAAATGATGCAACTGACATGCAAGCTTCAGTAGCATTTCCTCTTGCAAAGGTTGGTAAAGCTACAGGAAAAACGAAGATGTATTTTTCTGAGTCTAAAACAGATCCTTTGACACAACGCAATCTTATCAACTTCCGAAACTATTTCATCGCATTACCTCTCATAGAAAAAGGGTTTGCTGCTATCGTTTCTGACATTGTATAAGAAAGTTTAAAACCACTTTAAAGAAAGTTTAAAATGAAAATAACAGACGAACAAAGAGCAAAAGCTCAAGAATTAGCAGAAAAGCTAAAAGTGAGTAAGCTATATGTAAATGACAAAGGAGAATATTTTACAAGTGAAAACTTGGCTCAGTTGTCAGTTGATGGTAACAAAAAGAAGTATCAAAAGTTAGACTTTGCTCCAGTAGCAAACGAGGAGGCTGATGATATTTTTGCTCAAATCAAAGCACTGCAAACAGTAGAAGAGGTACAGGCTATCCTGGATGCTGAAATAGAAGGTGCTGGAGATGCTGAACTAATGGATGCTTGTGAGGCTCGTATTAACGAACTAAAAGACGCTGAATAATGAGCTTGCGAGGTGTAACATTAAAAGAAGGTAGGATTGGTGCAAACGTTGCAGGTGATAGCCGTGAATTCGGCATCATCTGTAATGGTGTGGCAATTGCTGATAAAGTTCAGCTGGATACTGCTTACAAACTCTTACGCCCATCGGATGCTACAGCCATCGGTATAGATGCTGAATACGATGAAACAAACAAGGTAAGAGTGTTCAGGCATATCTCAGAATTTTATCGCCGTGCTGGAGAAGGTCGTGCATTGCATATAATGCTATTGTCTCAAGATATCAAGCCTGCTGATATGGGAGCCAAAGCTAAAATATTAGCCGTTGAAGCTGAAGGCAAAATATCAGATATGGTATTTGCTTACAATCCAGCTGCTGGTTATGTAGACACTTTGGTAGATGGTTTTAATGGAGATGTAAGAGCTGCTATTCCAGCATTCCAAGAATTTGCAGAATGGGCTGATGAGCATGATATGCCATTGCATACCATTTTTGAAGGTAGGGCTCTTGCTGATGATCTTGCTACTGTAATAGATCTAAGAGATATTAAAGTAGATGATATCGTATTGATGGCTGAAAAAGTTACTGGTGTATTTGGTCAAGATTGGAACTATGCAGATAGCCTTGATGATCTCGGTAAAAAGTTTGCTGATGTAGGTAATTATCTAGGTGTAATAGCTTCTCAAGCATGGAACCGTAATCCAGGAGAAGTAGAAACGCAAAATCTTAGTGATGCAACCCGTAAACTTTGGACTTCTGCTGGCTTGAGCAATCACAAAAAGTACAGCGAGGTATTTGAAAGTTTGGAAACGCTGAACGACAAAGGATATACTTTCCCTATCAAATATCAAGGTTTATCGGGTTACTGGTGGAACGATGGACATGTGTGTGCTCCTATCATTTTGGATGGTGAGGGTAATATGAACCAACACATGATCTATTACAGTCACACGATGGATGAATCGAAGCGTAATTTACGCCGTGTATTCCTTCCTGAAGTAAAGAAACCTGTACAGCTTGAGGACAAAAAGCTACCTAAAGGGATGCTTGGATACTACAATGCAACAGGTGATGCTGAATTCGATCGGATGGCTGGCAATGCACTTATCTCAGAGGGCAAAACATATACAGATGCTGATAGTGATCTGCTTATCGAAAAAGTGCTAAAAATAGACTTTGCCGTTGTGCCTACTGGCATGGTAAATGAAATTTTAGGAAGTATTAATCTTAAAAATCAAGCGTAATGGCACGTATAAAACGAATGGGTGAAGTCTATTCAGCTGGTGATGCAAAAGTTACTGTAGCTGGTATATATGACTTCGATCCGAGTGCTATATCCTACGGATACAAATACGCTCATGAATACCAACGAGGGCTGAAAAGAAAGCCTAGAGGCTGGAGAATGGGGGCTATTGAGTATGAGTCTAGTATGACTTTACCATTGGATATAGTTGCTGAACTAGAAAAGATGTTTGGAGATATCGCATTGATCAGACCATTTCCTGTCAACGTTACGTTTGCAAACTTCGAGAATGAAATGATCCATGACATCATTTGGATGAAATTCACAGGAAACAAACGAGATGTAACCAGCGATGGTGAACTAGAGAATGAGTTTGAAATGTTTGTGTTAGATATGAAACTAAATATAATTTAAAATAAAATGGCAAAAGAAGAAAAACTACCTGAAGGTATTACAGAAGCAATGATTAGCGATGCTAAAACAAAGCATGGAGCTGATAAAGTAAGAATACTATCCATCCCTGTTGATGATGATGCTACAGCATACAAAGATGTACTGGCAATCATACCAACAAGACGTATCATCGGTATGTATCAACGCTTTCAGGATAGCGATCCGCTGAAGGCTCAAGAGATACTGGTTAAAAACTGTTTGCTATCTCACAAAGATGAGATTATGGCTGATGATGGTTTGTTCTTTGGAGCATTGAACCTATTGGCTAAACTGATCCCAGTAAGAGAAGGCATCATAAAAAACTGCTAGAGCAACTTTCTGACATTCCTCCCATTGAGGATCTAGAGAGTTGCTTACAAGAAGGCAAAGTAGATGCTTTTTATAAGCAAACAGATGCAATGATCAGATTCTTTTTCAAAGAGAACCCTGATGAACTGGATGATTACGAATATGCTAAACGATACAAGGAGCTGATATGGCTAGGTAAAGAAGGTTTTTTAAGTGGTATAAAACTATAACGATATGTATTTTGATTTTGCAGGGAGGTACAGTACTGCTTTTGGATTTACTCCAGGACACATAAGCAATGCTCTTATAGAAGCTGGTTTCAATCGTGCTATTAAACAGCACCACGATACCAATTTTAAAGCATCTGTTTACGTGTTCGACAATAACACACATTTCGATGAAGTGATGCTGTATAACGATTCGGAGGAGTATCTATTTGCGTATCGTGAACTTGCTGAAGAATATAGTCAAGTGTTTGCCACGCCTCCGATACTTAGTTTACGAAGAGCTAAAAACTTAATCATTACACCGCTTGATAATAGCGATATAGAAGTAATCGAAAGATATTCTACAGAGCCTTATCAGATTACATTCAAGGGCTTGCTGATAGATATGGAAGATCACAATTTTCCACTAGACAAATTAGAAACTCTCAACAAGATATTTGAAGTAAACAGCATTTGGAAAGTATCAAGCGAGATACTGGCAGCTGTAGGTGTAGATTCAATCATCATTCAGGATATCAACATAGAATTTGTAGAAGGATATGAAGATACCATTGCATACACATTTGTAGCTAGAGCTACTAAATCAATCGAATATCAATTAATTAACGAATAAAAATGAAACGAATTTTAATAATACTGAGTGCCATGCTACTATTTATGAATATGACTGCACAAGTCCAGCTTGGTAATGTGTCGCTGAAGAATGTTAGCAGCTTTGAAATTGATGAGAACATCCTGGAGATGAGTAACACCGCAAAAATTGTGATACCTCGCAACTATGCAAAGCTAAAAGACAAAGCTATTCTGGAACAAATTCATGCAGGCGACAAAGTAACGCTTGATGTTGGTTACGATGGTGATTACAAGCGTGAATTTACTGGCTATATCCGAGAAATAGAAAGTGATATCCCTTTAGTGATCCATTGTGATGATGAAACATATCCACTCAGACAAACCAATTTTATAAAAAGTTATAAGGATGCAACATTAAAACAAGTATTGGCTGATATCATTCCTTCAGATATAAAATATGATTGCCCTGATGTGAGAATAGGAAAATACCAAATAGATAATGCCAGTGCGTTTGCCGTGCTTCAGGATCTGATGAAACATTACGGATTGTATAGCAGCTTACAGGAAGGAAAGATCAAGGTTGGTTTAGCCTATGATTTTGCCGAAAATACAGCCACCCATATTTACACCATCAATGCTCCAGCTGATAGACCATATCAGAAAAATGTAAGAAAGAACGATCTGAAATTTAAGCGAAAAGAAGATTTTAAAGTACGATACAAGGCTATTGCTCACAATGGGAAAATAAAAGGTAAAACAAAAAATACTGTTGTGATAGTCGGTAATAAGGAGAAAGATGCATCAGAGCGAACACTCAACTTTGCTGGTCCGATGACTGAGGCTGAATTACGTGAACGTGCTAATGCTGTAATGGCTAAAACTGTGTACGATGGCTATACAGGAGATATCACAGGCTTTGGTTTACCACGCACACATGCTGGTGATTCTTTGGAGCTTCGAGATAGTTTAGAGCCTGAACGTGCTGGCAGATACCTAATTGAAAAGGTAAATATATCGTATAGCTCATCATCAGGGTTCTCCAGGAAGAATACGTTAAGCTATAAGGTTTGATTTTAAGCCTTGAATGTGTTTTGAGGTGTCGATGTATAGGTAAGTAAGGTAAGATTGATTTAAAACGAGTTTAAAGGTATTTTAAAGTAAGATGTTACAACTGGATCAAGCAATACAAGAGGCTGTAAAGTCAATAGCTGGAAAAACCCAAATAAAAACAATTTGCTGGGGGGTGGCTAAAGATGTAACAGATATGAGCTGCACTGTAGAACGTGAAGAGGCTCCTGAAATATACGATGTATTGCTCAATGCGATTGATGATGACTTACAAAGCTATGTAACTGTATATCCTAAAGAGGGTAGCAATGTACTGGTAGCTATTATTGAAAATCTGAAAACAGAAGCTGTAATAGTTAGATGTTCAGAGGTTGAAAAAGTTAAAGTAAAGATAGGAGAACAAACATTATTGATAGATAAGAATGGCTTTGTTTTCAATGATGGAACGCATAAAGGTATGGTCAAACTTGTTGAAATGGTTGATTGGATGACAAAGATCTATACTGATATACAAACATTGACAAAACTCTTATCAACTCACCCTGTAGCGGGTTTTGGTTCTCCTCTTGCTTTAATATTCAATCCTACAGTACCTCCTCCCAATGTAGATATGTTTGAAAATAAAGATGTAAAGCAATGATAGGAATACTAGTAGACGAAAATAATGAGCTCCAGGTATCAGTGCAAAGAGATAAGCAAGGCTTAATTACTCAAGGCTTGGTACTGGGTAATATTGATTATCAGCGTTGCAAATTTATCATCATAGCTCAAAAAGGAGAATTCAAACAAGTGCCTACACTCGGATTAGGTATAGATATCTACCTAAAGAAACCAATTGCAGCACACGAAAAACAACGATTTATAACAGAACTAAAGTCTGAACTCTCATCCGATGGTGTTAAGGCACAAATCAGGATCGAAGGTAATGACATATCAAAATTTAGAATAGATGTATAGGATTACAAAAGAAATAGGACAATACATTGCAGATAAGATAATCCAGTATAGTATATCTATTGCAGGTGGCTTATTAGCAGCCTTTGAGGCTTCAATAGTTTATGTAGGATTATGTTATATCGCTATTGTTATTGATGTGATATCTGCATGGTGTTTATCTCGCAGGATTCACAAAAAGGATCCAAGCCTTTCGGATGGTAAATTCAAAAGCTCATATAAGTTTAGGATCCTAATAACTCTCATTGTTGTACAGCTGGCTATTATGGCTGGACACTACGTGGATACACTGGTAATGAATGGTGGTAATATGGCTCAAAACTTTGTGATTGTCTTTTTCTTATTCTACGAAGGTTGGAGTATTGGCGAGAACTGGAGTTCTGAGAATAGCAATCCTATGGCTAAAGTTTTTCAAAAGATAATGGTAAACAAAGCTGAGAGACATTTTAATGTTGATCTCAGCGAATTAAAGAAAGAGGATAAAGACAATGGCGAAAATGACACCCAGTGAATTTGTGAAAGCCTACTATTCGTATGCTAAACAAACAGAAGAAAAGACAGGTATTGATGCACGCTTTACATTGGCACAAGCTGCACTTGAGACTGGATGGGGTAAATCTGCTCCAGGTAATATGTTTTTCGGTGTTAAAGCATCAAAAGACACACCAGCTGATCAAAAACAACTAATCACTACTCGTGAGGTTTTGAAGTCACCAAACGTGCGTTTTCCTGAAGTTATATCTGTAACACCACGCTCTGATGGTAGATATGACTATAGAGTAAAAGATTGGTTTCGTAAATACGATACACCTGAAGGAAGTTTCACTGATCATACTCAGTTCTTCTTTAAGAACAAAAGGTATGCAAAGGCTCTTGAGTTCAAAATGGATCCATACAAATTTGCTGAAGAAATTGCAAAAGCTGGCTATGCTACAGATCCTAATTATGCAACCAGCTTGAAAGCTGTAATACGAACCATTGAAAAACATATTGAGAAATGAGAAAGCTAATTTATATGATACTATTCTGTACTGTACTGATGTTTAGCTGCAAGTCAACTGTATATGTACCAGTTGAGAGTATAAAGACAGAGTACCAGGATAGATGGCAAAAAGATTCGGTTTATCTACATGATTCAATCATGATCAAGATGAAAGGTGATACTGTTTGGCTGGAGAAGTACAAAACCCTCTATAAAGAAAAGCTTGTAAAAGATTCGATCTATATCACAGATAGCATTCAAGTACCTTATCCTGTAGTCGAATACAAAGAAGTTAATAAACTCACTAGCTTTCAAACAGTGTGCGTATGGTTTGGTAAGATCCTGATGGGCTTACTTGGTATTGGTTTAATAATATTGTTTTTGAAATGGAAACGATTGTTTTAGAAGGGCAAAGCTTATTTGATGTAGCAATACAAGAATGTGGATCCGTTGAGGGTGCATTTGCATTGGCTGTAGCTAATAATGTAAGTATATCAAATGAGCTACCTTCTAGCGAATCGCTTACAAAAACAGCTATTACTGCAAAAAGAGTAGTGGATTACTACAACCAAAAAGAATTAAAGCCTGCTACCTGGTCAACTGCTAAAGAGGCAAAACTTACAGGTATAGGATATATGACAATAGAAGAAAATTTCACAGTAAAATGACTATCGAAGCAATATATAACAGAATGACAGAAGCATTTATTAGTGATCCTGTAGTGATTGCTAAGTATGAGCTGGTAGAAGGTAAAACATTCAACGAGCAATTTTCGGCTGTTTCTATTGAGCGAATTATGTTTTATGATATTGCATCCAGTATGTTTTTCAACTATCAGGCATTCGACCAGCATGCTATTGATGTGAATAATATTCTTAGTCAGAAAAGAGCACACACACCCAATTGGTATGCTGGTATGGCTGTGAAGTTTCAGTATGGATATGATTTGGTAGAAGATACAGACACATACGATAATTCAGGATTAACAGAAGAGCAAATCAATGACTCTAGGATCGTAAAATTCGCAGCAGCTGTTCCAAGTATTAACAAAAGTATCCTATATATCAAAGTTGCAACTGGTAGCAACGAAGCTAAAAAGCCTTTAAGTGAGAATGAACTTACAGCTTTCAAAGCATACATAGAGCATATTCAGGATGCTGGTGTACACATTGAGATAATCAATGCTCCAGCTGATGAAATGTATATTGAGATGGATGTGTATTTCAACCCTCTCATATTAGACAAACAAGGTAAACGCCTGGATGGATCCAGTGATACTCCAGTACAGGAAGTGGTGAAAAAATATATACATAATCTGTTATTTAATGGATTATACACTAATGCAAAGCTTATAGATATGGTACAGACAGTTCATGGAGTTGAATTTCCTGAACTTAAAATAGCTGCTTCTCGCTATGGTCTATATGTCGATTTTAAAGAGATCGATGCCAAAGAAAAAGCCCATGCTGGATATTATACCATCAAGGATGAAAATTTACGATTAAGATTTTTGCCTTATGATCAATAGTGATTATTACAATATAGTATATACACGCATAGGAGTACTGTTACACCCTTCTTTCTTGAGAGATGAGTTAACGATTATACTTCTTAGAGCATTCTTATCTCCACTGGATGATTTGCATGCTCAATTTACCAGCCTAAAGAATGGCATTGATTATAAAAACTATTCTCAAGTGTGCTATATGCAAGCCATGATCAATAATTATTTTGATCCACTTGAAAGACGAATTAAGATAAAAAACTCTCATGTGGATCGGGATTCCTATTTGTTGTGGAAAGAATCAGTAAAAAAGCCTATTCGATTCTATAAGGAAGGATCGGAAAATTATAAACCCTTTGGCTGGAATATGGAAGGACAATTAGGAACTCGCAATTCTGATTTTGATATAGTATTACCTAAAGGATTTAGGCTATCTGAAGAGGAGGAAAATAAAATGAGAAATTTAGCAAATCAAAGCAAGTTAGCTTCTAAAATATATAGGATAACAAATGAATAAGATTAATTTTTTAGCAAAAGATGATTTTCCTGGATCATCAGATACATTGAATCGCTTACAAGAAGCTACAAGTATGGTTTCAATGCTTGCCTTGCTTGGAGGTTCTAATTATATACTATCAGGTTGTGATAAGAAAGATGGGAAAATTGAACCTGGTGTTATTGTTCTTGGTGGTGAGATCTTGCCCTTCTTGGGAGGTGATCAGCTTGAGTTTGTTTTTATCCAGGAAACAAAAAAGACCCTTGAGGCTTTTGATGAGCTATACCCTGAAGCGTATATAGATAGAGTAGCTGTATTTGCTGCTGATGGAAAGTTTAAGTGGGGTGATCTGAAACAAATACTGACTAATCAGCAAATCGAAACTAAGATTGATAGCTTGAGAGGAGAAGATCCTGGATTTGTAAAGAAATGGTCGGGACTTGTTGAGCGTTTGGACACTTCTCAATATTTGTTATGTGATGGCAGAACTGTGAATACTATTGACTATCCTGATTTGGCATGGTTCTATGGCAAAGAAAAAGAAGTTAGTTTCAAATTGCCTGATCTAAGAAAACGTTTTATTGTTGGTTATGATGGTGTTGAAGGTTCTGATTATGGAGCTATTGGTAACATCGGTGGAGAAGAATTTCATCCTTTAACTGAAGATGAAAATGGAGAACACAAACATATTATGCCCTGGGGTGAAAATGTGAATGTAGATTGGAACCCACCTTGGGGGTATGCACAAGAATACTTGACAGGACGTCGAGGTAGTAATGGAAATGATAGTGATAATGCTTGGGCATGGTCATCTCCTTCAGGTAAAGGTAAGCCTCATGAAAATAGACCACCATTCTATACTCTCGCCTATGTTATACGTGTAAAATATTGACAAAATGGAAAATTTAGATAAAATAGTAGGATATTTCGAGCCAGGTAAAACCCCAACTTATGAGGAGTTCAAAAAGTCATGGACTTCTTTTTGGCACAAATCTGAAAAACAACCGATAACACAAGTTTTAGGGCTGAATGATAGTTTAAATTCGTTAGACAACAAAAAAGCCAATAAAGAAGATTTAGCGAATGTTGTCGGCGGTCTTAACCCGATGGGTAGCGTTGAGAAATACACCGACTTAGCGGCAAAGCCAAAACGTAACAACGATTCTTATTTTGTAAAAGACCGACCCGACGAAAACGGCGACCCTTATATATTCCGTTATGATGCCGAGCTCGGCGAGTGGATAAATACTGAGCAAGTCGTTTATAAAGACGTGGCAAAGAAAATAGATATATCCGCCTCAATCATTGACATGTCGGGCTATACTGTGACTATCAAAGGTTTTTTAAACAATACGGGCGGCATAGGCAATTATGGTAATCTTATGTATTCGGCTAAATTGCCTTATAACAATGGGGTTATAAGAGTGTCGGGGCGGTCAAATATAAGTTGCCCGTATATCTTATTTTATGACGTTAAAGGCATTTTGCTTGGTGTGCTGAATAGTACGGCGACCAGTTTGGAAAAAGTTGAACGAATAATTGAAAAAGAAAAAATACCCGAAAATACAGTAACTTATGTTATTAACGGGTATGAGGGTGAGTCTTACGCCATTTCGACCACAACGAGCGATTTATCAGACAGACAATATTTAGATATTGCCGAAAATGTTTTAAATAATCTCAATATAATGCATCCAACTAGCCACCATGGTGAGGGCGTGGACGGTGGCGTAATTAGTGATGGTAATAAGAAAGTAACTATACCGATAGGGGCGAAAGGTAATGCTTCTTATCTGCAAGCTCATTTTTATGATAATGAATTAATTAAAATTATTAAGGATGCTTACATGTACGATATTAAATCGGTATATGGCGTAATTAAAATCAAGGTGAGTGATAATAAAATAGGTGATTATATATCAGGACATTTTCAAGTAGATAGTGTTCACACAAGTGTTGCTCGCCTTGTAGCCCGCTTAAAAGTTGGTAATTATATTTACTTTATAGTAAATAACTGGGGTGATTTGTCAACCTTGAAAACTCACATTAGATTGGGGGTTCAATTCTTTCCGAGCGGCAATACTTTTGAGCAAGATTTTGTATTTGAGTATGTAGGTATGACAGTTTTCATTCGCAATAATGAAATATATGCAAGATTGTTAGACGAAAAGGTCGCAGAGAAAAAGAATATAACCGAGAAAGTTTACGGTACGTCAAAGTATGCACAAAATGTGTTTCAAACATTTGTCGGCGGTTTGGCTTGTCTTAACACACCAACGGAAATGGCGGGTTATCTTAGAAATATATATGTAAGGTCAAATGGTGCGGGTTCGATGCGTTTCGGTATTGGTATAATAGACCAGCGTAGCTGGGCAATAATCAGAGATACATTTTCGGTTGATGTAGTTGCAGGCAATAATACGGTTGATGTATTCAGCCGAAAAATAACAATCAAAAAAGACGAGTTACTCTTTATTTATCTTGACAATGCTACTACAAGCCCTTGCTTTGGTGTAAATGCAGAAACCGACCCCGATTTATTGCTTTATAACGATAAGACCGCAAGCGGTGTATTATCAAGACTGGCGACAACTTACGGCGGGTATATTACCCTTACATGGGAAGTAATAACCATAAATAGTGAATATTTCGCTACAAAAAACGAAATAGAGATTGTAAACGGCGAAATAAAGGATATTAACGAGACAATTATACAGACAAAGGCACAAATCGGCACTGCACCCGATTATTTTGGAAATAAATATGAGTTGCGGGTTGTCAATAATGTTGTAGTGCCTATTCCGATGAGATATAAGAAATGCGTATGTGTCGGCAACTCTATTACTTATCACGGCAAAGCGACCGATTTGTGGTGGGGCGAATGGGGCATGGCGGCATCAAAAAAAGAGTATGATTATGTTTCGATTGTAGAAAAAGGTTTGCAAGTCGTTGACAATACAGCCACAGCAACCCGACTAAATGCAGCGGCATGGGAGCGTAATTTCAATATAGATAAAAATTCATTGTTTGGAGGTGTGGCGGCTGATACCGATTTAATCGTTTTTCGCTTTGCCGAAAATGTTGTTGATACAGCAAATTTTGAAAATGCTTTTGATGACTTGGTGTCTTACTTCTTTGCCAAATGCCCGAGAGCAAAGTATTTGATTACAGGTGTTTTTTGGAGAAATACAACTAAAGATACCGCTTTGATGAATGTTGCAACAAAGTACGGCATTACATTTATTCAACTTTCGGACTTAGATACGCTGGAGAATAAATGGAAGCTGGGCGACTTGGTTTGGGGCGATGATGGTGAGCAACATGCAATAATAAATATCGGCGTGGCTAATCATCCGAACGATAATGGAATGAAACATATAGGTAACAGAATATTAACGGCGGCGGGATATGAAACGATAGAGTAAAAAATCTCCATCTCCACAAGGCTAGTTTCTCAGGCATAGCCAAATGACAAAGGTGCATACACACCACGACAGGGACTATAAATCCTTGCTCGGTGTGTATGCACCTTTTATTTATACCTGAGAAACACAAAAATAGTAATTATTAATTTAAAGTGTGTTTAAAATGAATTTAAAGATGAGAAAGAAAGTATTTAAAACAGCTCCTTTACCATTTCAGGGGCAAAAAAGAAGATTTGCAGGCGGTTATGCTTTAGCGTTATCAGAACTGAGTTCCAAACAAGAAATAAAAGTAATAGTTGACCTATTTGGTGGTTCAGGTCTGTTGGCACATATTGCAAAAAGTGTTGTACCTGAAGCAAAAGTTATTTACAATGATTATGACAATTACAGCCAGCGATTGCATAATATTGATAAAACAAATCGATTACTGGCTGATATTCGTTCCATACTGATTGATGAACCAAAAGATGTAAAGGTAGATGGCAAAGCAAAATCTAAGATATTGGATCGTGTGCAGTTGGAGGATAAACAAGGATATGTTGACTATATCACATTATCAGCATCACTTTTGTTTTCAGCAAAGTATGCTGTTGATTTTAATGGCTTCAGTAACGAGACATTCTACAATAGAATAAAAGCTTCAGATTACGATTTTAGCCCTAATGAGTACCTGGCTGGATTGGATGTGGTATGCTATCATTATCAGGAGTTGTATAATAAATATAAAGATGTGCCAGGTGTGTTATTTGTTGTGGATCCACCTTATCTTTCAACTGATACCAGTACCTATCATTCAGATAAATACTGGAAACTTAGAGACTATCTAGATGTGCTGAATGTATTGATAGATACTAACTATATTTTCTTCACTTCTAATAAGAGCTCGTTAGTTGAGTTGTGTGAATGGTTGGATGATAATAAGAAATTCTGTAATCCTTTTGCCCGATCTGTTTTGAATACTCAAAATGTAACGCTCAATAAGGATGCTAAATACACAGATATGATGTTGTATAGGTTCTTGAAAGAATGAGAAAAGCCTCCAACTGGAGGCTTTCTTCATATAAGTTTATCCTTTATTGAATAGATTTTAAAATTGCATCAGCAATACCTGCCATACCTTTATCTCCAGGATGATTAGCTACACCTGGTGCTGTTGCACCACCTTCTGATATTAAATGCCATTTTCCATCATCACCAAACACCTTAGTATCAAGTGTACTTTTATTGTCAGGAGTATCTAAGTGATCTAAAGTAACCCATATACAATTATGTTTTTCTGCAACTTCTTTTTGAATAGCATCTTTTCTCTTATTTGTCCAAAAGTTTCCTGTTATTATGTAATTGGCTTTTGGTGATTTACCTTTCAAATATTTGACCAATTCATCTAATTCATCTTTATAGCTAGCATATACAGTTTCGTTACTAGGTACATTTTCGCCCAAACGAATAATAATTAGATCTTCATCACCTGCAAGATAGTTATCTAATGAATTTTTGTTAAACCCTTTGAAGTCTCTTTCCCATGCTGCTACATTTATTGCATGAAATGAAATGTCATTATTATACCTAACTTCTAGTGATCTGTTTAATACATGAATATAGTCATTTTCTTTTTTGGTTGCAGCCATACCCCATTCACCCCACCAAAAGGATGTAATAGAGTGTTTAGTTATGGAATTACCTAAAGCAACCCATTTTTTCACAGAACCTATTATCACATTTATGTTGCAACTAGCCGATAAAGTTCCATCTTTCGACTGTATTTTAATTGTTGTTTTTCCTGCTTTTTTAGCATTTATAGTGATTGAGTTGTTGTTAGACACTATTATATCAGCCACATCAGTAGAAGAATTTAGCCATTCATATTCTTTCGTTTTCAAGAATTCGTCACTAAATATAGGAGATAACTCTAATGTCTCATTCGTATTTATTGTTTCTTCTGCATTACTGAACGAAATGGATCCTTTGCCAACATTAATTTTACATATAGCAAAGATAGTACCATCAACAGCCTCTATTCTTACTATTGTATTTCCTTCCGCTATTGCTGTTATGTCTGCTGAGTTATCTTCATTAATGTCAACTTTAACAACATTCGGATCATTGGATAGCCACCTATACTCTTTGTCTTTAGTAGTAGTATCGAAAATAGGAGTTAATCTTGTTTTCTCTCCAATTAAAATTGAGACTTCATCTTTCTCAAATGTAATCGTTCCGCTACCAGAATGATCATCATCACTAGAGCATGCTGAAAACATAAATATTGATAGTAGTAATAGTAAATAAGTCTTTATCATAATTACGATTTGTTTTGATATTGATACAAATATAAATAACTTTTTAACAAGAACGGCTATCATTTGACAGCCGTTTTACTTTTATATTGCTCTTCCTGGTCGGTTGCATACTGATATATTTCTTTCCAAGATGGTAAGCCTCCTACCTGTTTATCATCTATATAGAGATGTGCATATACTTTCCTTGAGTTAGATTGATATTTCTTTATGTTTTCAGGCTCATGTTCATTGATTCTGTCAAATGGTATCTCTTGTTCAATCAGCCAATTTATAGCTTCAGTAAGTCTATCTCCATGCCTGCATGTCCAAATGATGAGATAGTGTCCATCTGCTTTTAGCTTATTCATGTACTTTACAGCTTCAGCTGCAATTTCTCCTATACTTGGAAAGTCTCCAGTGTGAAGAGTACCATCAAAATCTACTGCTATAATCATATTTCAAAACAAGGTTAATTGACGTTTATCTGCACTTTGAGGAGTAAAAAGTTGATACTTGACAGGTTGATCAAGATATCTACTTATTGCGTGAACACTTCCTCTTTTAAAGTATAGTTTGATATCTGAAGCATGAAGTAAATCAATGCCACTAGCTGGACTTCCTAATGCTTTTCCAAAGTCTATCATGACAATAGATAGTTGACGTTTGGCAAATAGTTCTTTCAATCGTTTAAGTTGCTCATTTGTAAAGCTCATATACTTAACCGAATCAATGATAATCAGCCTGTAATAGTTCTTTTCGATATAGTGGCACATTTCGTCAAAGCTGAAGCTGTCAGCTATCCAAAGTCTTTTGGCATCAATATCAAAATTATTGACTCTATCCTGGATAGTTTTGTTTGCACCCTCTTCATGCGAGTTGTAGAGGACTTTGCCAAAATTACGAGCAAAATAATCAGCAAATTGGAGCGTAAATACTGATTTGCCTGAGCCACTTTCTCCATAAAAAAGAGCTACAAATCTCTTTGCTGGTTCTCCCATCAAGTGAGCGTACTTAGGTTCAAGCTCCAAGTACTGGTACTTTTTCTCTTTGATGGCTTTGACACTAAAAATTCTTTTTTTAGCCATAAATATAAATTGTTAAAATGATTAATTGTTGTTCCTATGCAGGGAGTCGAACCCTGCCATGAACCATTATAGGATGAGTTATTGATTTATATGCGTTTTAAAGACTTTGCTGTTTCTCTTATAAATTCTCTCATTTCTCGAATTGTCAATTTATTCCAATTACAAAATGTCTTAGATCCTGCAATGTCATTAGTATGTTTTTTTCTCAAGTCAAGAGTAACAGATAAGCCATTAAAAATTGGACGAAGAGGAGCGAGTACATAAACATCTTCCCATTTGTTTGCCTTTTTCCATTTATCCCAGAACTCAAATTGATTATCATTATATTTCCAGTGAGGAAATTTGTCGGATTCTTCTAATGGCATGTGATATAGTCCGATATTCTCCCACCAACATAAACTTCCATCTTCAACTGATTTAAGGAGGTATTTGCGATATCCTAGAGTTTCTTCTTTTATTTCCAATAACCAAGACAAGTACCATTTTGTAAATGGAGCAGCCATTAAACGAACGAGACTTCCTATCGGTGGATTATCCGCAAATGCACCTGATTCAAAACCGCATGTTTTCCCAAATGGAGGCAAACACTTACCATCATACAAGGTGTTGGTGCAAAAGGTCATTACATAGTTCAATATCTCTAGCCTTGCCCGATTGAACGTTTCTTGTTTATTGTTCATGGCTTGTTTCCTTTTCCTCTAGCAACTCATCAGCCACACTCATAGACAATGGTAGACTTCTTTCTTTGCCGTTTTCGTCTCTGTACTTCACATCAATAAATTGACATGTAGGTACTGGTTTATAAGCTTCTTTGATGATATTGATTCCTTCAGTGAATGTTGGATCATTCCTTTTTACAGCTAATTGCTCAAGCTCCAGTACTCTGCTGGCTTTCAGGTTTCCTTTGCGATCCTTTGATATCAACTTCATAATAGTATCAAGCAGATCTGCACTGTTTTCGTCTTTTGCCAACGTTCTGAGGTACTCTTTTACTTTAGTGATGCCAATATCAACTGTATCAGCCCAGCCATCATTGACACGATTACCAAGCTTTATGCTAATTTTACCATCTTCAGTAGTTAGCGTATCAGATTGTCTATCAGATTTGGTTTTGTAAAGCTCATCTTTCATGTCGATGATGTTATCAAAACCGCTAAACACATCTCTTTTTGTTGAGATCAACAAATTGGATATCTCCTGTAACTTTCCAAAAAATGTTACAATAGCCTCATCTTTCAGGCTCTTGTAAGTTTCTCTTTCCTGTTGGATCCGTAAAGCTTCAGCTTCTTTACGTTCTTTCATCTGAGCTTCTAGCGATGCTAGTTCTTCAGGTGAGAATTGGTTTAAATCGACTTTTGTCATATTGCTATTATTTAGAATTAGTAATTTGTTCAATTTCAGCATCAATCTCATCTAATTCTTTTTGAGGATTGATGACATTGAGCATATTATTGTACTGCTGATAACTGCATAGCAATACAGGCTCAATATGTTCTTCAAATACACGACTACGTACAGTGGTATTGTTTTCATACTTTACCATTAGGTCTTGAGCCAATATGCATTTACGCAAATAAGCTCTTCTTCTACCTAATTTCATTTTCATTATTTTACTCATAGTCTGTATTACAATTTGTGAGTGTGCAGGAGTCGAACCTGAAGCGTTACCATCTAACACACACCCTTTGTTTCAATTAGCATTGAAAGCTATCTTTGTCAGTTTCTTAGTAGCATCGGCTTTATCCTTTGCTAAAATCGCCTCCAGTTTAGGGATTAATAGATCCATCTCATCGGTATCCATTTCACCAAGCGTTTTACCAGCTATTTTAGGATTACGCATAAACTTGTTCACTACAGCCCAGCTTGTGGTATCTATTCCTAGCTTTTGCAGTCTCAAGAGTATGGCAGATCGGCGTTGCTTTAATTCTCGTTCGATGATCAGCCTTGTCTTATCATCAGGTTTTGCAGATTGACTAATAGTTCTTTGCATATCATTAATCATCTTTCTGTAGTCTGATGGTCGCTTCTCAAGGAACTCAGATAAAGAAGTTGTCAACTTGTAGCTATACTTCCATACAAGCTCATCTTTATCGGCTCCTGGCATACTAGCCAGTAGTACAAAAAACAGGCTATGTGGATTGTATCTTTTAGTAGACATTGCTTTTCAATTTTAAACGTTCACGTTTTACTCCTCTTTTAATCACACGTTTATCTTTAACTACAAGAACTGTTTTACCTTTCATCTCACCCTCTTCGATGGTTACTCCTACTGGTTCAGCAGCCTTAAATATTTCTTCCTGGAGTGATTTGTCGGTGATACCATTTGCCTCGCAGATCCTGCGTGTGTCTGCCAGTGTTGCACCAAACAAATGGATGTATCGGCGACCAAAACGGCTATCAAGTTCATCGTAACCTTTTTTATTCAGCCTCACACCTCTTTTTATCTCAACTTCAAGATTTTCAGTACCTAAAATTGCCATACCTAAAACATCTTCATTCTCATTGAATAGGTGAATGAATGTACGAAGTGCTGAAGGTCTGAGTGAGTTAGCCTGGTCAATAATAAATAGTGGCTTCAGGTGTGCTATTTTCTTAACAGCTGAAGATATGCTATCAATCAGTAGGCTCACTGATGCATATCCTTTCGGTTCTTCAGCTCCCAGTTCCTTCATCAGTTTGAGTAAAAATGCGCGTCCAGCCCATTCTTTACAGTTGATTTTGAATACACCTTTAGTTTTGAATTGGCTCAAGAAGATATCAGCTGTAGCAGTTTTGCCACTGCCAGCATTGTCTGATATACCCAAAAACATACTTTCTTGTTTGGCATCATTCAATACTTCAGCTACGATCTTAAAGTCAGTTACATTGCTTGCAATATTCCAGTTGTTATTATCGAAGCTGTAATCTAATGCCAGTGCTATTTTCATATACATATCATCACCTTTAGCGAGATATGTACCACTTAACATTTGAGATATGGTAGCTTCTGAGATACCACACTTTTTCGCTACTGCTTTGTAGGATCCCAATCTTACTTTTTCTGATTCTATCAATTGCAGAATCTCATTTTTTTGTATATTTGTCATATTCAATTGAGTTTAAAGGCTCTTTAAAGTCGGTTCAAAGTGGCTTTATTGAGCCTTTTGGTTTATATTCTATTTTGTATATTGAGGAAAATAGTAGGACATCCAAGCTTTAAAATCTTTCAGCATAGCTTCACATCTTGCTTTTTGCTCCTCTGTTGTTTCCTTATCAATATCATCTATCACAATATGATCTCTATTTTGGAGTTCTTGCAGGCTTTTTAGTCTACGATCCATATATCTTTCTGCACTTTTTGTTAGATCCATATTAATATTGATGTTTAGCGGTTATTACTACATCTCCTTCATCCCATTCCTCAAGTAAAAAAGCAGATTCAGAATCTTCATAAGTATGCTTTGGAAGTATTCCTCCTTGCATCATATTTACCTCACTTGCTTCATGTTGAATAGCTACATCTAGCTCTGTATCTTTGATTTTGGCACGTTTTGCTTTGCGATCGGTGTCGACTTTTGTCGCTATTGATTTTAGTCTACCAACAGCACGCATATCTCTATCGGGTCCGAATTGTTGTGCTGGTTCTATTCCAGCAAACGAACCTACATACTCATCACCATCATAGAGGTGTACAGTATCTAAGTTTTCGTAATCAAAGCAATTGGTGAGTTTTACGCCTGTATATTTGGCTATTACATCACAATCATCAATACCATAGTAATAATGTGCATTGTCGATTTGTGTATGTATCATATAGTTAAATATGGATACTTGCTTATTCAGTCCGAATAAGAAGCACCAATCATGATCTGTTATTGGGTAAGTATTAGGTTTGTCGCTTTCTTCATGTAGTTCCATCGGCGACTGATCAATACTTTTAAACTTAGTTGAATATTCAGAAAATGGAGTATTTAGATAGCTATTAACTATTTTGTCGGTTTCTTTGCAAGCATCATCATAGTTGAAATGATTTTTGTTAGCCCATTGACGCATAGATTGTACATATTCTTTACTTCTATGTGCATGCCTGCGAGTAGATTTGATACCTTGACCATAATATAGATCACTATCCATCATAAACACGTCCTGTAAGGTTCCCCACCAACGCTCAATGTTTGCTTTACCATCAGCCTTATAGGCTATAGTCATGCGAGTACCTTTTGCACGCATATAAGTCTCTATGGTTTGCCATTCAGTTGTGTTGTGTCCTGGAAAGCGGTCGTATACGAATTCATAAGGAAGGTATCCAGCTGTACGAACTGCCATAGCTAAAGCGTTAATCACAGCATCAGCCGTTTCTTCATAGCAATACTCCCAGCCTAATGGCATACCACTCATTACATCACGAACTGCGATAATATATAAGAACTTTTGCCCTGTTACCTTTTTGCCTTGTTTGTTGATATATGTGGCTTTGTGGTCTATTATATTGACACGTGTACCATCTATTTGCCAGCAGTCACCAGCAAATACAGCCGTTTTAGTTGGTATAGATGGTATATATTTACGATTAAATCTACTGTTGGATCCGTATCTTTGTTGTGTGAGATATTGTGTTTCAGGATCAGCTAAAAAGTTGCTTATCCATCGTACTGATGGGTGATCTATGCCTGATTGCAAACTCATACGCTTTACTTTTCGGTGTATGAATGCTGCTGAATAGTTCTTTTGGCTTTCAATAAACGTTATTAACCATGCCTTGATCGTTTCATCATTGGCAAACTTTGTACGATGGTTATTGCCTTTGTTTTTAGCAAATACAAGGTCTGTGATCTTACTGGTGTTGTGATATTCTTGCACCTTGTCTCTTACATTTCTCCATGTTTTTGGCAGATGCTTCAGATCCTGAAGTTTTATTTCATCAGCCAGTTCATCAAAAAATGCAGATTTTGCAAACGATACTTTATTATTGATAATGTACTTGTTAGCCTCGTGAATAATAGCAGCTGCTAAAGCTAGATCTTCATCATTCTTATATAAACCTAAAAAGTCCTTTGTCGTGTCCTCTTTAGCTGTATTAATAAGGCTAACAATATCAGTGTCATATCTAACAGCTAGCATCTGCAAATTATCCCTTGTAGGTAAGTTACATTTGGAGCTGGCAGGGATGTTAGCATATTTGAAATATGATGTATTGTGTAACTCCACATTTTGCCACGATTCAGAAGTGCCTTTATTAGCCCTGCTTTTAGCTACTCGCAAATAGCCAGCGCTAATGCCAGCATGATCTAGTATATACTCTTGTGAGAGGTATAAACTAGATTTGTAGCTAATAATATCGCCTGTATTCACGTTCATTGTACTTACTTTAAAATTGTTCCTATGCAGGGAGTCGAACCCTGCCATGAACCATTATAGGATAGTTAAATAACCTCGCCTTGAGGTGTGTAACTGGTAGTACCTGATGGGGTTGTTATTTGGCATAACCAAAAGCCTTCAGGTGTGGCTTCATTCGCCCAATACTCTATTTGATCAAAAGGGGTGTCATCTGCTAGTTCAGCTTCCGATACTTTCGTTAAATCCTCCAATCGAGGACAAAATGGGTTTTTGTTTCTCCAGGTTACTTTTACTTTCATATCAATTATTTTTAGAGTTGTTAGCTTCTATGTGGTGTAAATAGAGGTTGAAATGATGTAGTTTCATATATCCTACTTCTGTTTCTGTTATAAGTTCAGCATGTTTATATACGCTAGCTATGCCATGTTGTACATAAATGCTTATGTCCTTGTTCATACTGATAATCATCGAACCATCTGCTTTATGGTCTGTTGTCCAGTCGCCTGCTGTTTGGTAGATAGGTGTTTCCATGTGATATAGTTAATTGGTTGCAAATACTTGGTTAAGCTCCTCTTGTGTTTCAAAGAATGTTTTGGAAACTTCAGATACCTCTTTAGTCATCTTTCTGTTACCATTCAGCATAGATCTAACATAGGCTGGAGATATTGTTTCTTCTCCACGTTCAATACGCTGCTTGTTTACTATGGATGCTATTCGTACAGCATCACCATGTTGTCTCATGTTTTTAATACTGTCTGTTAACTTTGTCATAATCAGAATTTGTTTAACTTTGTTTCGATAATGATACAAAGATATAGAAATATCGCAACACAGCAAATTAATATATAGAAATATCGCAATATGATTGATGATTTATTCGATCGCCTTGACAAATTCATGTCCTACAAAGGATTAAATGATAATCAGATGACAATACAGGCTGAGCTCTCTGTTGGATCTTTGGGTAAACAACGCAAAGGGGCTAGAGGTTTGTCAAGTGAAAGTATTGCGAAAATACTACATTCATATAAAGAGCTTGATGCTAATTGGCTATTGACTGGTGATGGTGAGATGCTGAAGGAAGTCGTCCATAAAGTGCCTATAATACAAAAAGAGGAAATCAAAGAAGAAACACGCCCACGCATACCAATGGATGCTGCTGCTGGCTCGCTAACTATTGCATCTGATGGTATCACTATCAATGATTGCGAGCAAATACCTATAATACGTGCATTTGCCAGGTATGACTTTACTATTTTTGCACGTGGTGATAGTATGCTACCCGAATATCATTCAGGTGATGAGCTTGCATGTGTGTACATAAAAGATACTTCTTTTGTACAATGGGGGCGTATTCATGTAGTAGACACAGCACAAGGCATACTTGTGAAACGTATATTTGATGGAGGTGATTGTATTATTTGCAAGTCAGACAACCCTGATTATCCTGAATTTAAAGTAAGCAAGTCCGAGTTTTATAATGTTGCACTTGTCATTGGAATGTTAAGGAGATATTAAGGTATACATATAGATATAATGAACGCCCAAAGTTATGGGCGTTTTGTTGCTCTCTATTGATAACAATAATGTTTATATTGAATTGCCGACAAGCTAACAAAAGTGTCTGTATTGAATTGCCGATTGATAACGTTTTGTGTGGGTGAAAGTGCTTATTTGGTTTTGCCGATTAAGATATTCAAACTTAAGGTCACACAGTTTGTCCATCAATGGTTTTGCCGATTTGGCACTATCCGTGTCGGAGCTTATCAGTTTGGTCATATTATCTATTATAATAATCTTTGCCCCTGTTTTGTCGATAAGCTTGATAATAGATTCGATAAAGAAGTCGTCGTAGTGTACACCCTGAGGTAGTGAAAACTGACGTTGAAAGTCTATCCTGTAAAGATTATCGTTAAACTTATAATGATTGTCGTAGTTCTGTGAGTAACGGTTCTCGAACTGTTTTTCAGATAACTCAAGATCGAGGTACAGTACCTTCTGTTTGCTGCTGATCTCGTTGGCTATCTGCACCGCAAATATAGATTTACCTACACCCGTATCGGCAAACAGGAAGGTAATCTCTTTTTCGAATATCAGTGAATGGAACAAATCGCGTGGTACTTTCTGTTTACTCGCATCTTTTATACATTCGTTGGCTGTCCGTATATAAAAGAAACCTGCTTCTCTGCTTCGGTCTTCCGCCTCACGTTTTTTTAGGTCATCTACTACTGAATCTAAATATTCAAACAT